TGATTGTTTCAGACACGGCGTCAAAGTGTCTGGATGCTTCAGCTGCATTGCCAGCAGCTTGAGCACTGAATGCATCAAGAAGTGAAACAGCAGCAGATGCAGACTTTGCAGCAAACTCAATTGCACCCATGACAGCGAAAACCTTGCCCATGTTGACAGCCATTTTTGCACCTGGCGTGGCCAAAGTGTCATCAATGGTCTTGCCTGTCTTTGCAAGTTTTTGTTCAACAGCCTTCAACTGTTTTTCAAGTTGTGCAATGCTTGCTGTGACTTCGACTCTGAGGCTACCGATTGCCATTGATTCTGCTCATTTCTCTTTCAACATGTGCTCTGTGGTCAGTCACTGGTTCACTCGCTTCTGATTCTTGTGAAAGAGCCTCAACAATGCCTCTGAATGCACTCATGCTCAACAGCAGAGGATTGCCAACACCAGGGATGAGCTTGGCGACAGCAACAACCTCCTGATACAGGTTGCGCTGCCTCACTGAGGGTTTTCAGCTGGTTCCTCTTTCTTGTCCTCTTCACTGGTCTCAAATGCTTCTCTGTCAAAGCCAAGAATCTCAAGAGCCAGATACACGACTTCATCAGGAGCACAATCACAAATTCCATGCATCTCACCTGGCTGACACTTGAACTCAATGATCTTCTTTGCACCATTCAAGGTGAAGGCACTTCTCACCAGGTCTGATGTGATGCCTTTGGTCTTTCTGAGCTCTGACAAGGCCTCGATCTTTTCACCACCAGTCACACCAGCTGCATCGAGATCCTCGAGCAATTCAGCACGCTTTTCTTTGTGCATCTCATCCATGAGGTCAATGACATCCTGCACGGTTGCCTTCTCAAGGTGAAATGTTTTGTCATCACGCTTCACAACAATCTTGCTCATGATTTGTCTCGTCTTCTTCTGATGGTGATTTGATCAACCTCAACAGCTTGCACATTGCACATGTTCAGCACTGCACTGATTGCACGCTCTTCTGGAACATCAGGTTGCACACCCTTCTTGAATCTTCTGCCATCTTTGGCAACCACTGTGACAATCCAATCATCAGGCGTGAATACCCGCATACCCATTGGTGTCACAATGTGTGATTGCTTTTCGGCACTGCTCATCAAGATTCGTCCCAAGCCTCAGTCAGTCCTGCACCATCAGCAAGTTGAAAGTTCATCGTGACAGTGGTGTCACCACCCATTGTCGAGGTTGCGGCCATGCTGTCAATGACTGCATGGAACGTCCAAGTGCATCCGGTGAAGAATGTGAGCACCAGGTCATCAAAAGCCTGCCCAGCTGCTTGCATCCCTGCACCTGCATCAAGTGCCAGGTGTGAGGCTGAGTGGCTTGCAAATCCTCCAGCTGACCCTGTGACATCAAGGAGGCCCAGAACCCTGCGTCTGCCCGTATCACCATACTTGGTCACATCATGCACAGTCCTGTTGACTGTTGCACTCCAGGTGTTGAACTGGATTGAATGCTTGTTTTCACCTGATCCGCCACTAGAACCAACGGTCACACCGCCATCAGTTCCTGAAATGAAAGTCTGTGCCATTTTTCAAAGTCCTCCTGTTTGGACTGCTCTGGCCCTGAGGCCGATTGTTGCAACAAGGTGCTCGTCATCTCGAGCGATCGTCGCCCCAGATGCAAGCTCGAAAATCACTCTGTCAAAGTTCGTGGCTGTCGTGAAGACTGGGTTGCCGAACAACTCTATAACAGCATCGGCAATGTCACCGATTTCAGCCAGTCCATCCTCCCACCGCCCCACAATGCTGATGTCATATGTCTCATCATGATGCAGACTTGCACCACCGAAAGGTTGCATGGTCACGCTTCCAACTTGCTCAAATGTGATCAAGGGCAAGTCATCACCTGCATCACCATATGACGCCGAAATTCTGCCACTCACCAAGTCATGGGCACTGCCATCACTGGTGTCTGCAATGAGCGTGGAATACAAGGCCTCATCAATTGCTTTGCTCATCGCCCTGGTCCCTTTGCATCAATCTCTTTGAGCTTCCTGGTGAACATGTAGTTGAAAATCTTTGGTGCTCGGGGTGCCAAAATCTTGAGTGCTGGCTTGATGAATGGTCTTCCTTTTTTTGTTTCAAGCAGATACCCATATATCGGTGCAGATCCTGACTTGATTTGTTCGTACATGATCGTGGCACCAGTGAGGTTTTTTTTTCTTTTGAAGTTCCTCTTTCCTGCCACCATGCTGTTCCTGAGTCTGCCTGTCTGTGACACAGGTGGTTCATCAAAACGACTCGATCGTGCTGGGTTTCCAGAATACCATTCACCACTGCCCTCTTTGCTCAGTTGATGTTTGACTCTTTTTTGGAGTGAAAACCCAACCAACATCAAACTGTCAGCTGCTGCATCTTTCAGCCTTTTCACAACAAGTGGCGTTTTCATTGTGACCTCTGATTTTTTCATCACACATCCTCATTGCTGGTGGCATTGATGATGTGATAGAACAACCGATCCTTGTCGGTTCTCATCCCTGGTGTCCTCTTTGAAGTCACCTCAAAGGTTCTGTTCTCAAACTTGATTCTGTCAGTGATCTTGATGTCAACACCACCTTGCACATACACGGTCACAGTCTCAACGGCCCTCTGCCTGTTGCCATCGAATGATTCATCCATGGACCTGGATGCCACATACCCTCGGATCTGGGGCCTTGCATGAAAGGTCTGTTTCCGTGAGCCAACAGAGTCACGGACCAGAATCGGCCTGAGAACTGACATCTGCTTGCCTTTGGTTTGAATCAAGGCTTTGATCATCAACGGACCCTTTTGAACGGACCCAGAAGGGTCTTGATGTTTTCAGACCACTCAGCCCATGGCCTCAACGTGTATGAATAATCGCCAAGGCTCTCTTGGTTGATTGCCCTGTCTCTGTCTCTGCCACGGTATGCATCTGAGATCAACTCAAATGCAGCCTGCACCAGTGCATTGGGGATGGTCTCATAGCCTCCGACATATTGCACATATACGCTTTGGAACTGGTTTGGGAACCTGTTGTTTCTCCTGGTCTCATTGAACCTTGGGAATGCATCTGCTCTGAGGTGAATGAACCCTCTGTCATAGTCCACCCGATATTCACTCTCAGCATCATCTGGGATGGTCAAGTATGCAGTGGTCGAGGTGACATCTCTGCCACCCATCTGGTGCATGTTCTTTGAAAGTGCATTGACCACCACTGTTGCATCAAACCCAGCTGTTGAGCCTATTTGTGACGCAAGCGTTGTGGTTGTCTTGTATGTCGAAAATGAGAGGTTGGTGGTCGTCTCTGTCCCATCTTCTTGGACACGGTACAAGCGGGCCTGGTCACCTTCAATGGCGACAGTTGCCGCAATATCAGAATCAACAGCACTCGTGACTGTGATGGCATCTTGCGTGCCGAAAGCGACGAGATCGACGCTGACAAGAGGAGGGTTCTGAACAGCAATCGTGCGAGTTCCATATGCATCGAGATACTCCGTGAAAGATTGTGAAACGAATGACCTGTCACACCATCTCTCAATCTGGTCACTGACATTGTTGACCATCGTTTCAATGAGGTCATCATCAGTGGATGAAGTCACGCCCATATATGTCTTCACTGCTGAAACTGTTGTCAATGCGTTTGATGCAAGTGCCATTGTTCTGCCTTATGCGTTTGAAGCTCTATATGCCTTTGATCCAGTTCTCTGGGTCAGGTCTGCAGTGGTCTGTGCAACGCCAATCTGCTTGCCGATGATGATGGCATGACAAGTGAAGTTCGATTTTCCACCACCACTGCCGGTCGTGTAGTTCACTTGGTAGTATCTTTTTCTTGCGCCAATCAGAGGGATGTCGAAAACGACTTCCGATTGGTCATCATCAGCAGTCACCTGGACACCCGCTGCGCCATCGACATCGGTGTCAGTTGCACTCACGAAGCTTGTGTATGTGCTGTTGTCATCCGACTCTTGCACGAAGCACTTAAGTGCAGGCTGTCCGATCACGCCAAGTGACACGGTGATGATCAACCGACCACCTGCATATCCTTGAGTGTCAATCACACTGCTCACGCTTGCTGTTTGGCTTGCAGAAAGCGCACCCGGAGCAATGTGTCCGATGACTTTGAATTGATCATTGTGATTCATTTGGCTCAGTCCTTGGGAAAAGGTGGCCAGGGTTTTGAAGCCCTGACCACCGAGTAGCGAATTCAGCTTGCACGCATGACAGCGGTGTCGGTAACAGCACCGGCGATCGCGGTGTTGGTATCAACTGGCGCAAGGCCAGCAGGTGCGATGATTGCAAGGCAGCCCATCAGGGTTGCACCTGTGTTGTCTTCAGTCGCCACCAGCTTGAAGTATCGCTTGCGCGATCCGGTCAGCTGGATCTGGAAGACATACAGGCCGTTGTCATCGCCCGAGTTGTCAGGCAGATCAGTGGCTCCACCTTCGATGTCAAGGCTGGTTGCAACAACGCAGCCAGTCACATCAGAATATGAGGAGTTGTCATCTGATTCCTGAATCTTGAAGGCCGTGAAGTTGCCAGCAGTTGCACCGAGTGAAGCAACCATCAGCAGTTCACCACCACCGAAGCCAAGAGTGTCAACAACATTGGTGACCGCACTCGTTGCATTGTTCAACGAGATGGGCACCGAGTGATTGACGAGAACACAGTTTTGAAGAACGTTCATTGTTCTTTTCCTTTCACTCGAATCAGTCGAGCTTGATTGCCACGAGAGGACCAGCTTCGCTGGACGTGCCGGGTGAGTGGACCTGGAAGTCAAAGCGTTCAGTGCCACGGACGATGATCTCATCTTGTTCAAATGCGTTCAGTGCCGAATCTGAGAATGAGATCGTGTTGGATCGACGGTCACCGAAGGAGCAAGCAGCACCAAGGTCACCGAAGAGAATGGGAACACGAAGAGCCAGGGTTGCCGAAGTACCATCAGCAGTTGCAGCAGTGGGCATGGCTGAGACAAACTCAACGTCATATCCGAACAGCTGCTTGCGCTGAGTGCCTTCATAGATTCCTGCCGAAGTGGTGCCACCTGCTGCATACATGAGCTTTTCAACGGCTGATGCATACGTGGTCTTGTGCATGTAGAACTTCGTGTTGGGCGTGTCCGCATAGTTCGGGAGCTTGCCCATCATTGCATGAAGGTCTGCAAGATCAATGGCGGTGACTGCTGCATCTGAGCTTCCAAGCGTGTTGATGCCTGCATTGCTCGAGACACCAATCAGCGCATTGGCGATGCCGACGATTCCACCATACGTGGAAGTGCCGTCACCAAGGAAGGCACATTCGTCTTCCTTCTTGGCAAATGCGTAGGCGATTTCGCCG